CGCACCCGCAAGGTTTCCTACGGTCAGGCCGGCAAGGCCAAGGGCGGCGGCGACCGCATCAAGCCTGGGACCGCCAAGGGAGACGCGTACTGTGCCCGCAGCTTCGCGCAGATGAAGGCGCACCCGGCGGCGGCACGCAACCCAAACAGCCCGCTGCGGCTCTCGCGTGCGAAGTGGAAGTGCAGCGGCAAGACCTCGAGAGGATGAACATGGCGAAGAAGAAGGCACGCGGCCTCTACGCAAACATCAACGCACGGCGCAAGGCAGGCACCAGCCGCCCGAAGTCGAAGTCAACCGTCAGCCCCTCGGCCTGGAAGGCGATGAAGCGCGGATTCAAGTGAGGCACCCATGCGCGTCCGACTCGGCGGCAAGTACTGGACGCTGCGGTTCTCGCCGAACCTGCACGACTATGGGAACATGGTCGATCCCGGCAAGGCTGCTGGCAGGGTGCTGCGCGTTGCCACATGGCAGAGCGAGGAGGAGCGGTTGGATACGACCCTCCATGAAGCCATACATTGCTGCCTACCCCAGTTAGACGAGCAGGCCGTGACCGACCTCGCGAACGACCTGTCGCGCCTGCTGTGGAAACTCGGGTACAGGCGCGAGCAGTAGGTTCAAGGAATTGGAAGTTATTCTTCCCAGTACACCTCCTCGCCGCGGCGGTACTTGGCGAGGTCGGCGTCGCGCCTGTGCGAGGTGTGGTGCTTGTCCAGGAATCGGCAGTAGTTGTTCGGGAACAGCAGGAACCTGCCGTCCGTCCGCTCGATGAGATTCAGCGGCTTGTGTTCTTGAGGGTAACGACTAAACCCGTCACTCCAGTCGATGACGATCCCGGTGTGCCGGCCGCAGAACCCTCGCTCGGCGCTGGTGCCCATCACGGACAGCCCCTCGAGGTACTCAAGGTGCAGCGCCTCGACGTGGTCGCCCATCGCGCCCCAAGGCTGGAGGTCGCTCGGCTCGCAGAATCCGGGGAACGGGGTGAAGTCGAACGCCTTGGGGTCGTGCGCGAGCTTGTGGAGCGGGATGCCGCACCATTCCGCACCCGTCTCGAGCAGGACGTGCGCGAGGACGATCTGGCCGGGGCGGGCGTAGACGGCGTGCCAGATGCCGCGTGTCGTGCCGGCGGGCATCGTCGGCCCGAGCGCGGTGTTGCACACGTGGACGTACAGGTGAAACGGGAGATTGGCGTGGCGAGGCATATGCACGATGGTATACTTCGATTGCGGAGATGCGGGACTGCGGGAGTCGGAGCCCTATGACCCGCAAGGGGATCGCCAGAAGGCCGCGAGGTACGCCGCGATCCAGCGCAACCTTTGGGGTAAGAACAACCTGCCGCCGAGGGGCAGACCACGGCGAAGCCGGGTGCTGCTCCATGTGACGAAACCTTGTCCGCTGGAGCGAAAGTGCTACAGATCCGCACAAGTGTGGGCGGTTCTGTCCGCGTGAATATGCGTGAATGCGCGTGCATCCGCGTGAATGCGCGTACACGATTCCCGTTGACCGATTGCGGTCAATGGTTGCTTTCGGCTGCCAGAACGCAGCCGTTCTGTATGCGTTTCGGGGAATGCATACAACTTTTGGGGCCGGATGGAGCTGGCATAAGAGAACGCCCCGCCGGCACGATGCCAGGCGGGGCGCATTCCGGGGGCGAAAGGCGGGAGCCGTCCGTGGCTACCCGTAAGGTCCGGTCGTGCCGACGCACAGGAACGATCCTGGGCATCGCGTCAGGACACACGCCGGACGGGAAGATGGTATACTGGCGGCAGAGCGGGTGCAACTGCTCGAACCAATCAAGGCCGGTGGTGGGGTAGGTGCGCCGCACCCGCTCCCTGCCCCACCCCGGTCGTTTCGAGGCAAGAGATGCCGACGCAATTCCCTTGGTTCCCCATGTACCCGACCGATTTCCTGGTCAGTACCGCGACCATGACGGCCATGCAGGGATGGGCATACACCCAGCTCCTGATGTACGCCTGGACGAACGGGAGCATCCCGGACGACCACCGGGCATGTGCCGCCCTGACGCGGTGCGAGCTGACCGAACCGGACTGGGCGGTGATCCGGGCTCGGTTCGCGCCGATGGCAGGGCCAATGGCCACCCTATGCAACCCGCGCATGGAGCGCGAGCGCCAGCGCGTGACCGAGCGCCACCTGACCGCTGCCGAAAACGGAAAGCGCGGAGCGGAGGCCCGTTGGGGACGCGGGAATGGGGTCGCCAATGGCCACCCCAATGGCCACCCCAATGGCAAATCGATGGCTGTCACAACCACAACCATAACCACAGAAGAATCCCCCCCTCCCCCCCCTTCGCGGAAGGGGGGGAGGAGAGTGAAGGTGGAAAGGTTGCCGTTCTAGGAGCACGATCATGGCGAACTACGAAGATTTCATCGAGACGAAGCGGCTCATGCAGAACCTCTGGCCGAAGTGGAAGGCAGACGAGGAGGTCGGGAGGCTGCTGAACGAGCGGTGGGCGCACCTGCACCAGGACAAGCTGCGGGAGTGCATCCGCAACCACCGATTCATCCGCGAGGTCAAGCCGGACATCACGGCGATCCACAAGGCGTACTGCGACATGACCGCCGGCAAGGCGCTGTCTGCCGAGGGTGAGCACGCCGTCGAGCGCACCCGGAGGGAGGCGATCCAGAGCGCCGGCCCGTCCCAGGCCGAGTACGACGAATGGGATCAATGGGCGAAGGACGTACTCGCCACCGCGACCAAGCAGGAGATCGCTGCCTGCGAGGACCGGATGGGAATGACTTTCTCAAGCGACCGCGTCCGCGCAGTCGCCGTCGAGTATTGCCGCAGAAACGGCGGCAACGCTCGGTAGACTGCGCCGCATGGCGAGAAGGAAACCCAGGCGATGCCCCGTACTGCTCGCCAACCTCGATGACTGCCTCCTCGGCGTCATGTACCCCCGCCCCGGAGAGGACGGAATAGCCGTCGCCGTATACTCGGCAGACATGATCGCGGCCCGCCTGCGCGACCAGGAGAACATGACGATCAAGGAAGCCCGGATCTTCGTCACCGACAAGATCGAGCAGTCGGACTTCGGCGTCGGTACCCCGCGACTGATCTGGGCAGCAACCAGCGAGGATTTCGGCGAGACCGTGGCAAGTGCCTGATATACTCATGGCAATGGATATCAGTTCGTACAGCGATTTCAAGCAGGCGGTGAACAATGCAGTCACCGCGCAGGGACGCACCCGAAGCCAGGTCGCACGCGACCTCGAGCAGGGCGGACGCCTCCGGGCGCATACCGTGATGTGCCTCCTCTCCAACGCACCCGTGATCGGCAGGCGCACCGCCACGTTCGACTCCGCAGTCACCCTCGCAGATGCAGCAGGACTTCGCATCACACTCACCCCGAAGGAATCCGCATAATGCCAAGCAAGTCACCCAGGCAGCGCAGAACTATGGCGGCCGCCGCGCACAGCCGCAGCTTCGCCAAGAAGGTCGGCATCCCCATGTCCGTCGCCAAGAAGTTCAACCGCGCCGACGTGAAGGCCAAGGGCCGAAAGCGCAAGTGACCAGGCTCGCGGCCTACGGCGAGAACGGCCGGCGAGTCGGCGAAAGCCACCACAATGCCACGATCCCCGAAGCAACCGTCAAGGAAATCCGCGACCTCCACGAGGAGCTCGGATGGGGCTATCGTCGCATCGCCAAGCACCTCGGACTCCGCTGGACAACCGTCAGCAAGATCTGCCGCTACCAGCGCCGCGCCTCCCTCCCCGCCGAGTGGAAACGCCCTCGTCAGGCGAAGGATGGGCCGGCCTCCTGAACCAGTCCCCGAGCACCACGCGACCGACCTCGTCGCATGGCTCTCCAACGGCAAGCCCCTCCGCGAGTGGTGCCGACAGGAGGGAAAGCCCGAGTGGCGCACGGTTTACGACTGGATGGACAAGGACGAGAACTTCTCCGCACGCATCGCACGCGCACGCGAGGACGGCCACGACGTGATCGCCGACCAGTGCGTGACCCTCGCAGACACGCAGCCCGTTGACCAGGTCGAGGTGGCGTGGCGAAGGCTTCAGGTCGAGACGCGCCTGAAGCTCCTCGCCAAGTGGAACCCCAAGAAGTACGGCGACAGGCAGCAGCTCGAGCATGGCGGCGGGGTCATCCTGAACGTCATCACGGGCGTCCCCGATGCGTAAGACCATCCGCCTCGGCTACGAGCCGCGGGCATGGCAGCGTCGATGCCACCTCGAACGCCGGCGGTTCACGGTCCTTGCTCTGCACCGACGCGCCGGCAAGACGGAACTCGCCCTCATGGAGCTCCTGCACCGGGCGGTGAAATGCACCTCGGATCTCGGGTTCTTCGTGTACGTGGCACCGTTCCTGAAGCAGGCCAAGGCCATCGCCTGGGCGCGGCTCAAGCAGAAGCTCGACCCGTTCATCCGCACCGGGGCCGTGGACATCAACGAAGCCGACCTCGCCGTCACGTTCAGGTCGAACAAGGCCACGATCCGCCTGTTCGGGGGTGACAACCCGGACGCCCTCCGCGGAGTTCGCCTCGACGGCTGCGTCATTGACGAGGTCGCGCAGATCAAGCCGGAGGTATGGGAGGCCATCATCCAGCCAGCCCTCTCCGACCGTCAGGGCTGGGCACTCTTCATCGGCACGCCCGCCGGGATCAACCTGTTCAGCGAGCTCTACTACCGCGCCGCAAGCGGCTCCCTCGAGGATTGGTATGCGGCGAAGTACACGGTCTACGACACCGATGCGCTCGCGCCCGATGAGGTCAAGCGCCTCGAGCGTGACATGCCAGAAGCGGCGTTCGCACGCGAATACCTGTGCGACTTCAGCGCAGCAGGCGACGATCAGCTCATTGCGCTCGCCGACGCCGAGAACGCCGCGCAGCGCGAGTACCCAGACGGCGACATCATCGACCAGCCGCTCATCGTGGGCGTGGACCCGGCCCGGTTCGGGGATGACCGCAGCGTCATCGTCCTGCGCCAGGGGCTACGCATGGAGCCGCCCATCGTCCACCACGGGATCGACAACATGGCGTTGGCGGCAGCCGTAGCCAACGTCATCGAGGACCGCGACCCGGACGCTGTGTTCATTGACGCCGGGGCCGGCGCGGGCGTGATCGACCGCCTGCGGCAGCTCGGCTACGACGTGACCGAGGTGCAGTTCGGCGGCAAGGCCACCTACGCCAACCTGTTCGTCAACAAGCGCACCGAGATGTGGTGGGCCATACGCGAGTGGATACAGGCGGGCGGCTCGATCCCGAACGACATCACGCTCAAGCAGGAGATCAGCACCCCGATCTACTGG